CCGATCCCTTCAGGTCATTCTTGTTGGGCTTGGTCTCGTCAGAATCCTGTTTACGAATGTGATGAACAAGATGAATGTGAATATTGTGATCCCGCGCCAAAGAACACAACTCGTCAATAAAAGCCTTCTGGCCGTTATAGTCATCCTCCCCTGCTACACACTTCATCAAGCTGTCAATGATGAAATGTTTAACCCCCAATTCCACAGCACAATATCTGGCAACCCCCAAAACCTGTCGAGAATTTACCGTCCCCTGCTGGTCATACAAAAATAACTTACCCCCAGCGTAGGATTCCAGCCGGTCAAAATACGGACTTATATCCCTACCCAACAAATGGGCATGTTCAAGATTCTGACCACTAAACTGCCTCAACATGCGCTGGATCGTTCTTTTGGGCTTCATCTCAAATGATGCTATACATACCCCTACGGCTTGTTTAATGAGTCCTAGAGCGATTTGGCCGGTAATTAGGGACTTACCCCCACCGTTTGCGCCTGCGTAGACCGTAACCTCTCCTGATCGGTATTGGAAGGTTTTCTTGGTTGAAGCCCACGGCATGGTTTGCGTAACCTCCGGCTCCCCTGCCGTCAGGGATTCTTTGAGTTCATCCAAGATGACGGAAACATCACGAATGTCCTTACTTGGATCAGTGGCATTGACCCACTTCTCAAAATCAACATCCTTGTTCGTTACCACTCGTATCCGGCGCATTTCATCCAACTGCGCGGCGCGTTCCTCCAAAATGCTATCCACCGTTGCACCTCACAGCTTCTTCAATACGACCAGCGGCTACCTTCAGGCGCTCAAGGTCGGCATCTGACAGCTTTTTACCTCCAGCCATGTCAATCGCCGAAATCAGCACAATCAGGGCTTCCTTGTTGATGATCCGCAAAAGGTCAGTCGCGTAAAACTGCCTTTTTAGCGGTTTTTGGCGGTGCCACTTCTTTTCCTCTTGGAACAGGTCACCCAACGTCAAACCTACCGCAGAAACCACATCTTTTGCACCACAACCGGCAAAACAATGCAACAAAATACGTTCCCCATCCTGCCGGATCGCAAGACTTGGTGATTTGTCGCGGTGAGCAGGGCAGCAGGCGGTAAAACTACCGTTCTTGCCACGAACCTTCTCCAGCCGCGAAAGAAAAGCCTCCAGTTCCATTATTCCCCTCCCGAAATAAGACGACGGCCAAAAAGGACATTAGGATCGGAAACCTGATCCTGAGAATCCTCCCACCGGCTTTGGTTTATATACGTCAGTGGCGCAGGATCAAACCCAGAAAGCCAAGACTTTGAGTTCCTCAATGACTTCACATGGGCAATAATCTTGTCCCCAATAGAATCAAGTTTTCTGGCTTCCCATTTTTTCAGGCAAGCCATTTTTCCTACCTTCCGACTACTTGAAGGCCAAACAGACCAGAATTCGTCGAATTTATTCGACAAGGGTTTTATTGTTTCTAATGAAGAAGAAGATGAAGATGAAGATGAAGGGGTTGGTTTCACCTTATCCTCATTTTGAACCTTTGAATTAACCTTATGGTTAACCTTTGAGGTCTTTAATAGGGCAGGATTACCACCAAGTTTTCCACCGGAAGCCCTTGAATTTCTTATCTCTTCGTCCCTTATCATGCGTTTTGAATGGATGACTCCATTTTCGCCCCTTTTAAAAACTCCAGCGATTTCCAGTTCCTTCAACCATCCTTCAACATTTTCTAAGGTTGCCCCGCACATTGAGGCAAGGTTTGATGGAAGGATAACCTTATCGTTAACCTTTAAATGTCCGTATGGGGTTCCTTCGTGCATATAGCAGATCATGTCAATCCATAATCCGCGTGCGCTTATAGAGCAGGTACGAAGGGCAGTATCCCTAAGCCAATCGCTAGGGTAAAACTGAAAAGAGGGACGTTTCATAAACAATCTCCATCGGTGGACGATCCCAGTGTAAGAATTACCGGGCGGTATCCACCCATTGCGGGTGAGAAATTACGGTATCTGAGACCGTCCCCGATGGAGACTATTTCAAATACCGCCTTTTACGCTTCTTACGGCGTCGGAAAGAATAATATTCTCCTCCGGAAGTATTTGCAATAGCTTTTTATACGGGCGTATTACGTTCGTTATTCGATTGTATAGCCGTTTATAGCAACCCCATGGCCTCCCTATAGCCACCCCATGGGTACCCCATTTGTTTTATTTTTTTTCCCACCTTTTAGCGATATTTCGGACGTTCTTTTCCCTGACTTTGCGCCATGCATCAATCTGTTTTTCTGCCCCCAGATTGTGCCAACCGTCTTCGGCAACGTAAAAGAATTCCATCAGAACAGGCTCAATGATGTCCAAATCCAGTCCTACCAGCTTTGCCACCTCTTCCAGATCCAGCGGCAGCGGCTTTTCCGTCATGTAGCAAATATCCAGCATCCGGCGCAGGGCAAGGTCATCAGCATCCTGAAGGTGAGCAGTATTCTTGCGGTAGGATTCAACGTAGAATTTATAGTCTTTCATTTCATGCCTCCAAAAAGATCAGGACGCAAATCATTACGAGTTACCTTCCCACTGGTATATGTTTCAATCGACTTGGCAAGAGCAGCAGAAGGCTTGCGTCGGCCATTAATCAGCAAAGATAGCCACGTTTTACAGATACCAAGCGAATGCGCCATCGCCACTTTTGATCCTCGTGGCAGGTCAGCAAAGTATTTTTTTAGCGTCATTTATTTTCCTTTTGGTTAAAATTATTTACCACACGGCAATTTTATTGTATCATAAAATTAAATATCGTATACTACTGGTATGGAGGAAATACAAATGGAAGAGGAATACAATCAATTGATGTTAGAACGTCAGCAGCAGCTTGAGGAAGCCATTGACAGGGCGGAATCAGGGGAAGCAACCCAAGAAGATTGGGCGATTATTCGGTATGAATGCGGTATCCAACAGCGAAAAAGGAGCGAAGCATGAGCGACATTATGGTTTCCGATAAAGGCAGCAGCAATTTCAAACCAGTTCCGGCTGGTATGCATCTAGCCCGTTGTTATCGGGTTATTGATCTTGGCACCCAAAAATCAGAATACAAGGGTGAGGTCAAGTATCTCAACAAGGTCATGTTTCAATTTGAGGTGCATGGCGAAGCTGATGATGGAACCCCCCTCAAGACCGAAAAAGGTGAGCCTATGTCCATCAGCAAGACCTATACGCTGTCACTTGGAGATAAGGCCACGATGAACCGTGATCTGTCCACATGGCGCGGGAAAGCCTTTACGGATGAGGAAAAACGCGGCTTTTCGCTCAAAAACCTTCTGGGCGTATGGGCTATGCTGTCCATCGTCAAATCTACCGGACAAAACGGCAAAGAATACACAAATATCGAAGGTATTAACCCCGTTCCGAAGGCTATGAAAGCCAACCTTCCAGACGGTCACAACGAGCCAGCCATTTATTCAATCATGGAACACGATGAGGAACTCTATCAATCGTTTTCTGACTGGATTAAAAACAAGATTGCCGAATCCCCCGAATATCAGTCAAAGATGGAGCGCAAGAAAGATTCTGCCGCACCCAAAGGGGCATCATTTGATGATATGGAACAAGATATCCCATTTTAGAATCAATGACTTACAGTGGATATTCTTACCGCCAAAGGGCAGCAATCCTTGTCAGATGAGAGGGTTGTTGCCCAATGGGTAGAAAGCCATTTTCAGTTTCAATACATAGAAACCCCTAAAGATTCTCCAGCGTTAATTGATGCGATCCTCATTGGTAGCACCAGTAACGAACTTAAAGGTGTAATTGAAACAAAATGCCGATACAAATTAACGCTGGAGCAATTCAAAACAAGTTTCAAAAATGAATGGCTTGTTACTTGGGATAAGGTGCATAACGCCATTCAAATTGCAAATTCTTTGGGCGTTCCTTGTTTTGGATTCCTATATCTGGTCAATGACAAATATCTTTTAATCCAAAAATTGTCAGAGCCAAACGGTAAGTTAAACGTCAAAATCCGCTTAGAAACCACAGAAACTCAGGCAACCATAAATGGAGGAAAGGCTATCAGGACAAATGCCTTCATTGACATGAGTTCAGCCCATATTTACAACTTAAAGGAATAGGATGTTAGTCGCTAAAAGTTACACCTCGGAAGCTGGACACTGGTATACGAAAGATGGCGTTCCTGCCTATACCGTTATCGGTAAAAACGGGAAGGAAAGAAATACCAACCTGAGAGACGCACGCGAACATAATCTAGTCCCCTCTGTTACCACAATCATCAACGTAGCCGCCAAACACGGACTTACCGCGTGGTTGCAAAAACAAGCAATTCTCGCAGCCCTTACCCTACCTAGACTCACAGAGGAAACAGAAGAGGCATGGCTGGAAAGGGTTTTGCAGGATAGTAAGCAACAGGGAAGGGACGCTGCGGACGCAGGTACAGACATCCACGCTGCGATTCAGGCGTCTTTTGAGGGTCATGATATAGGTAGGCATCAGGAGCATGTAAAAGCGGTGCGGGAAGCCCTCCTATCGCATTATGGTGCCGTTACTTGGAGTGCAGAGAGGTCATTTGCCCATGAACTGGGTTTTGGCGGAAAAACAGACCTTTTCACAACGGAAATACCAGCCGTAGTGGACATAAAAAGCAAGGATTTTACGGATCCTGATAAGGTAGAAGCCTACGACGAACACATGATGCAGCTTGCCGCTTATCGTGTAGGATTAGGGATACACAAGGCTTTATGCTCTAACTTGTTTGTGTCCCGCACCGTTCCCGGACTCGTCGTCTTCAAACACTGGACGGAATCGGAAATGGCGCGTGGCTGGACAATGTTCGCCAATCTTTTGGAGTTCTGGCAAGCCAAAAACAAATATAGGTGATCTATGCTTACTTGGGCGCATATCAGACACGATGGAGACTTGGTGATCGACTGGGAGGAAGTACATATTAATTCTAATATGTATGACAGAGGCCACCGCAACCACGAGGCAGAATTAGGCAAACTCATCGCCGTGATCCAAAGAATGTGCTTTGAGCGCGGCTTTGAGGAAGGCGTTAAAGCTAACGGATTACGACAACTACTCTATGAAACGGGCGGAAATGGCTGAAATCATGGTTCAACCGGAAAAATTTGAGGAACTGGTAAAACAGGTCTATTTCTATTGCGAAAGCAAAAATCCAAAAGGTCTTTACCCCACTGAGGATATAGACCTTCTGGAATTTGCTGCAAGACTTATTGCGGTATGGGAAGAGAGGAATCGCTAACGCTTCATGTAATCATGAGCCATCATTACGGGGATCATTCCCAATCCCCCGATGGTTCCAGCGCCTTTTATAGCTAATCCTACGGGGCCAATTGGAGGAACCATAGACATTCCGCCCAAAATGCCTGAAAGCGCAGCTAATACAGAACCAGACCTATCACCTGAGTTATATCTGTCGATTGCTTCTGCAACAGAAAGACCAATTCCAGCGCCACCCAAAGCGCCTGCAAGTTTAGGTGATGAAGAAATAAACCTACCTGTCTTTTTCAAAAAACCTTCAGATGGTGCTTCAGCAGTAATTTTTTGTAATTCTTTAGTTGCAAGATTAGCCTTCATTTCCGCATCAGATAATTTACCTGAAAGCCTTGCTTCAGTAGCGGAAATTGGTTTTTTTTCTGCGCCAAATGCTGATTTGGCTTCACCCATTTCACGCCTACGAAGTCTTAATTCTTGTTTTAGCCTTTCAATTTCAGCATTTCTAATTGCTTCTTGAGAAGCGGCTTTTGATGCCGCAGATGATGCTTGGCTTTCAATATTCATAGCAACATTAGCAGGGATCAAATTTCCGATTGGTGTAGATGCCAAGTTACCTAACTTCAATCTTATTTGATTTGCCCCTTCTGGGGTAACTAATCCCATGCGAACCATATTTGCTATTTGCGCTTCTTGTTGACTTTTTGAAAGCGCCTGAAAAGCAGTATTTTCATTAAAAGTTTGCATTGACGCTTTGCCTGTAATTGGAG